AAACAATGCTTGCTTACCAACCTCCGCCTAAACAAGTTCATTGGTCCGGACATCGTTTTTGACGACCCGGCTGATGCGCGCATTATGGATTTCATAAAGCGTGTAAAGAAACTTATAAGGCAGTTACTCGGACCTGTCCCTGAAATGGGATTTTCGCCGAGGTTTGGTAGTGGTGCGGTTTTCGAGTCACCGTCGTATGCAGCCAGCGGAACCTTGACGGTTTCCCACAAACTGACATACACAGTTGCGTATACCCGTTTAGCGGAAGCTATCTTTAAGTATCATTACCAGAATACATCCTGGGACCGAGCTTCAAGATACCCTGACGGGTACTACAGGTACGAACCCTTTGAGATAACACGCGGTAATCGCTGGGAAAGCGTCAGCAAGACGTCCTTGACGGATCGTCCCATTGGCGTAGAACCCGGCGGAAACGTGTGGTGTCAACTTGGGGTGGGCGGATACATCCGCCGTCGTCTGCGTCTGAACTGGGGCCTTCTTCTCGAAGAGGGCCGTAGTGAATGTCTGCATGCCAGGTTGGCATACATCGGTGCACAGTTCGGCACCTACGCGACGATAGACCTGAGCAGTGCCAGCGATACGATCGCCAGACTGTTGGTGAAGCTTCTATTCCCAGCCGAATGGTACGATCTCCTGGCGTCCCTCCGATCCCCTCTCACGCGAGTGATGGGAATATCGGAAGCGGACGGGACCGCATCCAGAAATGGATGGTATCTGCTTGAAAAATTCTCCTCCATGGGAAATGGGTTTACCTTTGAATTGGAAACCCTTCTCTTTGCTGCGATAGCAAAGGTGGCTTGTGGTGAGGATGACTGGGATGTGACTGTATACGGGGACGATATCATCGTACCCTCGCAGCACGCTCAGTCGGTGATTAGCGCTTTGAAGTGGTTTGGGTTCACCCCGAATTCACGGAAAACCTTCACCAGCGGGGTGTTTCGCGAGTCATGCGGGAGTGATTACTTCGGTACAAAGGCCGTGAGGCCCTACACCTTGGAGATTATCCCAAATGAACCGCAACACTGGATTTCTGTGGCAAATGGCCTTCGCCGTGCTAGTCGTAATCTTAACTTGCACGGCGGTAGCCTTGGTTGCTATTCTTCTGCATGGTTTTTCGCAGTCGATCGGCTCCCAACCGCCCCAGTCCCA